GGTTGGCTGTTCCTTTGCCCATCTTGTACAGATAAACGAGAGGAATAATAAATGGCACAGTTTAAACAAGTAGCACTATCTTGGTTTCGCGCTGCGGCAGCAGCCGTTATCGCATTGTATTTAGCAGGGGTCACAGACCCTAAGCAACTAGCATCCGCGGCACTCGCTGGCGTGGCTGGTCCGCTCCTTAAGTACCTTGACCCATCTGCCACGCAGTTTGGTAGAGGCTCAGAGTAGCCCTTTAAAGGGGCTGTACGCCCCGTAGAACGACAAAGCCCCCACCCGATAGGTTATCTATTGGATGGGGGTCTTTTTTGTGTCTTAAATTATAAGGGGAATTGGTATTATATTCTTTCTCTTTCTTATGCTCTTACGGATTTGCTCAGTTGTACCTGCCCAGTACCCTATTACTGCATTCTTTAGGGCGTAGTCTAGGCATTGGTCTTGTACAGGACACCCTTTGCAGATGCGTTTAAGCATTACTTCATTTTGATATGACCCTCTGAGTCCTTCAATGAACCACATTTCTGTATTAGTACCTTGACATGATGGAGTTGTTCTGAACTTAGGGTACATCTATCCTCCTGTTGAGTAGAAGCCTGAGCCTTTGAAGTGTACTGGTGTTGCTGTCCATATCCTAATCATGGTTTCACCATCAACTGCGCATTGTGGTGGTAATGGCTCTTGTATTTCTGTTACCGTTCCACAATAGTCACATTTAAAATCATAGGTTGGACTCATCCTAACTCCTTCTCAATAGCCTGAATAGTTTGACAAGGGTATTGTTCAACCACTCCCACTTGACAATTTGTGCAAACTAATTTATAAACATCTGGTGCTAACTCAAAATCAAAAGGCTGATGCAACTCCACTACTGCGCTCAAAGCGAAATGGACATCCAAGTTATCGCATAACGAATTGCGCTTTTCCCATAACCTCATCAACAACTCATCGTGTGTCATTAGAATTCAATCACTATCCAAAAGAATAATAAGTCAATACTAAAATGATATTTATCTAGGCTAAAGCCTAATGCTATATGCTGTAAGGTATAACCAAAACTTAAATAAAACTTGTTAAATCTTATTTCTTTATTCATCACATCCATCCATTTCAGTAGGTGCTGTTGTAATAGTACCGCACTCAATACACTCTTGTGCTAAGTCATACCATCCAACTGCTCTGGTTTCTTCATCCCACATTACTACAACTTTAAACATTAATGAGCCACATATACAGGCAAATGTAGGTATACCTCTTAGGTCATCCATTAACATCTTCATTACTTTGTGGTCGCCATCCCCCTAGATTTTTAATTAAAGAACTAACAGCACGTTGTACTTTCATGCGAGCACCATCAGGTGTGCTCTGCATGTCATATGCTAATAGAGTCCAGTCGGGGGAGTCAATAGAAAAACGTAAGCGTAATACATTCTGCTTGGCTTCTGTTAGTTTGTAATAGGCTGTTGCTATATCTGACCTTAAAGATAACCAATTGTTACCATCTGTTGCATCACCTTTGCCAAATTTAAAGTTAAGGTCTTGTATCTTGGTAGGTATCTCATATGATTCGCTGATGATTGAAGGAAGAAATGCCTCTACTACTGACGGATTATAGTAGTAAAGGTCTGACATATCGTAGCCAATTTTTTTAGATTTCTCATACTCGCAGTATGTTATGGCTGCATTTCTTAAAGACCGTGCTATTAATTTATCTTTATCTTTTTGTTCTAACTCTGACCATTCAAGGTACTTATCTACATGCGTTAAGAACCACATCCATAATTCTTGAGCAATGTCATTACGCTCTAGCATTTTATAACGCTTAGAGTATTCGGTAGCAACAGATTGTAACAAAACGTTATACTCTTCTATGTAATTGCTCATGGAATTATAACTGTCCCACTTACAATAGGCACTGCAAAGGGGGTTACTTTGCGCTTGTCTTCAACTAATATACCAATACCTTGCTGCCAGTTGGCACCTGATGTTAGGTAACTAGCCTCTGACATGTTCATTAGATGTCCTACTTCTAGTCCAAATAATGTTTTAGTCTTGCCGTATAATCCTGTTGTCTCATGCTGCAGTCCTAGTCTATGTGTGTGTCCACACACAACTGACTTGCCTAGTTTTTTGGCAAGACCTAACGCTGTTGAGCCTGCTACCTTGTTGAGTGCACCTTCATCACCGTGTGCCATTACCCATCCAGGCAGTATCTCTGTCATGCGATGGAGATATGTAATCCCTAATTTAGAATAGCCTAGTAGTTCTTCTATTTTAAGAGAGTCAAGGCTGGCAAATGCAGGTGCAAACTTACGAATGTAAGTATCTATTCGGTCAGTATGATTAGACCTTTGTATATAAAACGGTTTCTTTCCTAATGCTAATCTGAATGAATGCATGATTTCATTTGTTAAATCAATACTATCTTGCAGTGTATCTGCGTACTCACCTGCCATGCCTTTGTTCCAACGGCTAGGTTCAGGTGCATCTAACTCATCACCTACACACCAGAGTTCATCTGGTTTGTAATCTTTAACGAAAGATATTACTGCATCTAGTGATTTGTTATCTTGATAAGGGATTTGTAAGTCACTTACTACTACAATCCTCTTCATAATTAATGCCTTCCCATTGTCCACGTTGAACAAGTAGACCTATGATGGCATAGTTTGCTAGGTCAATGAGGGTATCTTCAATAGATTCATAGTTGGGCGTGTCGGATTTGTCCGATAAGTGTACTAATCTAGCCAACTTATCATACATACGTACACGTAGCCCGTTCATAGGACCACCTGGTGCTCCTGCTATATTCATTGGACCGTAATCTTCATGCTTCTTGTATAAAATTGTAAGTAATTCTATTGTTATTGCCTTGGCTTCTTCAAGATTTTTCACGGAGTAACTTCCTTATCTCAGAGTCTATGTTTCTTGTCTCAGAACTTACTACTAATTCTTCCCATACTTGGTCTGCTTTGTCATACTTTGATGCCACAAACAAGGCAACAACTGATGATATAAGTTCTTTTGCTTCTTCTTTATCTTTGTCTATTGTTTTATAGATGTCTCTCATGCAGGCTAGCATGTCTAGGTTTTTTGTATCAGATACTGGGATACATATTGTGTAATCAATATGCTTGATGTGTTCCCATATACTGCCATCAAATAGAAATGCATCCTCTGATTCGTTCATCAATCCATTCACTCCCTAACTTGGTTATTATGCTGTTGACATCTTCGCCTTCTGGCATTGTTATGACATTGGTATTGCCTAACTCTCTGCTTATCTTCTTGCCAAACTCCTGACCTGCAGGGTCACCGTCAGCCAAGACTATTACTGTTTCAAAGTCATCTAGTATCTTAGCGTAATGGGACTTCCAGTTGTTAGCCCCTGGTATACCTACTGTTGGATGCATAGTTTTAACTGACATAAGTATACAATCAAACTCACCTTCGGTTACGCATATATACTTGTTAGCAACAAAGCAAGCCTGAGTATTAAACATTGTAGTCTTGGCACCAGTTAATCCCATATACTTGGGGTCTTCCCCGTGCATAGAACGGAATCTAATATCTACTACACCAGATGGTGTTATGTATGGTATTGCTAGTCTGCCTTTGTATTGTTCATGGCTAGGTAATGGTTCTTCTACTACGCCCAAGTGAAAAATTCTTGCTTCGTCTACCGATAGACTCCGTTGAGCGAGATACTCTTCTGCTGCTTCTATTTTGCTTGCGTACTGTTGTGTCGCTCGTAACAAGAATTGTTTCTGCGAACTTGATAGCCTCACGATAGTTGACTCCTTCTTTATGTTGTATCAGTTTATATACATCACCTTTAATACCACAACCATGACATATGAATGCACCACCATCATAGTTTACTGCTGCTGATGCATGGTTATCATCATGGAATGGACACTTCATCTTGCGCCAACCTGCCCCATGAGCGGGCAGTTGTGCGCCTATATGCTGTAAGTATTCCTCAATGCTGTGTTTTTCCATCGGTATGTCCACCAATCAATGCGCGTTGCAATAAGTCTACGTATACATGTCCAGGCATGGTGCAATACCAATCGGCTGGGCTTCCCTTGCCCACTCGCTTGTGCCACACCACACCAGTCCATGCATTATCGTTAGCCATCTCCGTTGCTAACTCTTCTACCCATCCTGCTAAGTTCATCTTAGCGTGGTTCTTTATTTCAATTGTAACTCCAGGTATACCTGAGACATCACCTTTGTCTAGTGTTGCACCAGCCAGTCGCCTATCAACATAGGGAAACCATTCTTTAAGATACTTAATTACATCTCGCTCTGCTCCTGCGCCTTTGGCTTTGGCTGCACTACTCATTGTGTTATCTCCACTTGTCTGTAGTCTCTAAGTATATCTTCTAAGTACATGCTTGCTGGTTCAAAGAGTAGTGATACATACGTGTTACCTGTATGGTCTGCTTTACCATACCTGTTCTTAACTGGGGCTACACATAGGTATGTGTCTGCACCCTGCACCATCTGTCCTACTGTTAGCACCATTGCTGGCACCTGACTAACCATGCCTTGCAATGCTGCACGTGGTTGACATGGGAAGCCAGAGAATCCTTCTTTAGTATGATGTAGTACGAGTACGCATGCATTGGTATCTCTTGCAAGATACTTAAGTTCTTTCATTACTGCTCTGAGTCCAGCGAATTCTTCATGTCCGTCAATGGCTACGTCCATAAGATTATCTACTACTATAAGTGTAGGGCTTCTGCCCCACATAGTTTCAAATGCTAACACTTCTTCATCTAAATCTTTAAGAGATGGACTAGGTTCAAACGACCAGTACAAATTATTAAACTCACGTAGTAAATCTTCTGCTGTATCGGGATGTGATTTTAGTATCTGCTCTGCTGCTTGTTGTGTTATCTTTGCTTTCATTGCTAGTAAACGCATAGCCATTGTATGTGCATTAGTATCGGCAGAAAAATATAGTGTTGGTTGTTTGAGTTTTGCTGCGATGTGTAATGCAATAGATGACTTACCTGCTCCAGGTGTACCTGCAATTATAGTTACTTCAGCACGGCGAAGAATGATTCCTTCTCGTTGGAATGCTTGAAAGGTAGGTGGCAATGGTTCTCCACCTACCTCTGGCTTGCCAATACTACGGCGTAATGTTTTCATTTACTGTTTTGTTTGGTCTGCTACGAATACATTCCATTCAGGCATTGTCTGTTTAATATACTGAGTGTTGCACTTACTTGGGTCACCTTGTTTTGCTGGGCAGAAGTGTCCTTTGTATGGTCCAAACTTACCAGTCAACCCATGAATGCGTGTCATGGTTCCATGTGGACACATGCGTACACCTGCTGACGGAGCAGATTGTGTAGGTTGAATTACTATTCCACCTAATGCTGCTGTTGCATATCCTACTTGTGGGTCTTGTGGTACTGCTACGTTAGCACCACGTACTGCTGTCTCTACCTCAGTGATTGCTTCTGTAATCTGAAAGATTGTAGAAGTAAGCATAGTAAATTCTTCTGCGTTACTAGCACGTAATGTTAACTGCGTACCTGCTAATGTTTTTAGATTGATACTGATTGGTGCTTCTGTGTGCGTCATCATTCTCCCTTTATTTTTTCTGTTAGTTTCTTAGTGTCTCTCCAAGTTCTTACTTTCATTGCTAACTGTATACCTTTCCAACCTTTTTTAAGGTCAACAAAGTGCAACGTGCACTCACCACTGCCTGCTGGTAAGTGGATTATAATACCACGCTCGGTGTTGATGTCACCCCAATTGCCACGGGTTGCCGTAGCAGGGTCGTACGGCAAGCCGTTGGCGTACACCGCAAGTTGCATTGCTATCTTGTGTGGATAACTAATGCTTCCTGTTTTTAAATCAGCAATAAATTTCTCACCCTTGTATTCAACAACTCTATCTGGAGTACCAGCAATTTTATATTTATCTAGTACAGAGAACTGTTCAATGTGTATGTGCTTAAATGATTTAGTTACATCAGCATATGCTTGTATGTCTGCAACATAATCTTCTGGTATCACACCCAATTCTTCACCCCTGTCAAGTTTTTCTGTGAGTGCGTGAAGTGCTGTGCCTATGGTTGCTGCTGTTGTAGCACCTGCTGCTTCCATTGAATCTTCTATTAGTTTGTCTAACTCTAATTTGTTATCACGTTGTGCACTTGCGGCTAACAGTAAGTCAGGTCGTTGTGTTAAACCTATTGCTGCCATCCGTAGTTTCCATGCAACTAATCCTGCACCATCATCTAATGTGCCAGCAACTGTAGTCGTGCGTGTATATGCTATTGGTTTACCACCCTTAGGTGGTACTACTAATGGTCTGCCGTATCTATCACGTTCTATTTGTAACTCTGCCATGCTTCTCCTTAGTTAGAGTCAGCAGTAGATAGTAAAGGAGAAAGCCAAAATCTATCTACTGCTAACTTAATTATTGTATCACACTGGGGTTCCGTATATATTATTACCGCAGTGTGGACACGGCTTACTTTTTTTCTTATAACTTTCTGTTAACATATCTGGATTCATTTGTGCTGCAAGTATGCTGATGTATATCTTACACCTACCACGTGTTCTATATAGACGTGCTATCTCGCCTTCTTTATGAAGGACTGACAACACGCCACTTGCAGTGCCGTGATGCCATAACATTTCTATTGCTAGTTCTTTCCAT